GCCATTCTCTTTAATAGACTTTGTAAATGAGCCTGGCATGATTACATCGCCATCGCTATCTACATTACCAAACGCAGAATAGTAAACCTCAATGGTTCTTGTGTCATCAGACATATCGACTGGTGCACCACTAACTGCTTTCTTGTTATAAAAATTACTCATATATTTTTGTTTAAGCAATAAACACAGTACAACATCTACAGTTACAATTATTCATTGCACCTCCGTTTGCATCATGTGCGTATTGCATCTCAATTACTCCTCTTTCTGGCGTATTCACAAGGAACGGCTGATTAATCGGTATTCTTACTCCTCCAGCATCTGGATTGGTTTGTCTATCCAATGTTCGATGCCAACTTCTATACCTATTATTCTTAGCAGGATAATCTGCTGCCACCCATTGCTTAAGCAAAGGTATGTTAACAAATTTAACTGCACCCATCATACCAGCACTTAATGCTTGATGTGATTCCGTTCTTGCAATCAGCAGACTCCTTGCGTTGTTAATTTTCCCTTCTTGTAGGTTTTTAATCGCAAGTGAATTAACCTCGTTAAGACTCAAGTTATTTTCTTGTCCGTATCTAATAGAGCCGTTCAATATCCTTGTAATCTCATTCTTGGTAGTATTTTCAATTCCGTACATCTTAGTTCCGCTATAGGTTGTCCAATAAGACAACATAAACGCTAACCATTCATCCATGATGTTCAGAGGGTCTAAATCTACTGATTCTGCTTTTTTAAACTTGTCAAATATCTTTTCATACGTCATGGCAGTATATCCGCCAGTCGTCTCGTACAAAGTTCGTAAAATATTATTAATCTCTTTGCCGTCAAATAACGCATTCTGATTATTGATAGTTTGCTGAACTCCGTAATCCTTAACCAACTGAGCTGCTCTGTCAAAGTCAGATTGTAAAGCAGCCAATATTTTAGGCTGATACTCTCTTACTGACTTCCTTGCAATCTTTTGCTGCAAGGCGAACTGCTGAGAAGGAGTGACTATTTTAGCCATTACTTTACTGGTGGTATGTTGTAATCTCCTTGTTGTTGAGCATTTGTAGGGTCTTGTAACATAGTAAGCTCATCGATAGGTAAGTAACCTGCCGGGATAAAGATTTCATCCATAGCTGGGTCTGCTGATGTATCATAACGCATAGCTGCTCTTTTCTCGTTAGGAGTAATCCACCAAGATTGAGATAAGATACCAGAAAGCTCCTTCATATCTTCTTGTAACTCTGGGAACACAGTAATATCGAAATCGATATAGTAGCCATTGCCAATTTCTGATGCAAAGAATCTATTGAAAGCATCACGAAGTGCCACTAATTCTGGAAGTACTACTTGCGTAAGCATTTCCTTCTTAGCTTCTTTCATGTTGTTATAAGTCTTGTTATCTGGGTCGTTAAATAGTGCAGAGTTTACACCGTACACATTACAAAGTTCTCTAAGGGTAACTTTCTCAGATTCTAAAAGCTGAAGGTCGATAGGGGATAAGCCCATGTTAACCCAGCCTAACTTAGCACCAGCAATCAAAATCTTACCAGCGTTCTGAACGATTTGTCCTTGGCTCTTAGTTCCGTACTGATTGTAGAAATCTTCTTTTAACTTACCAGCTTCTTCTTGTCCAAAGTTATTAGACTCATCAGCATATAAGATACCTTTAGGGCCTTGATTCTGTAACATACCAACAGATGTATCTTTCGCATCGTTGCTACGTTGTACCGTTCTATATGCAGCTTGAAGAGGACTCAGCCCATAGAGCTGTGACCCATTGGTGTCGAAATAAGGGTTGAAGTATTTTAGATGGATTACGTCTTTCGCATCTAAGAAATCCCATCCAACAAGTGTAAAAGAATAACCTTCAACCCCATTGATAGTACCATCAGAAATTATGGCCATGTATTGTGGAGGGAGCACGACTAATTCTTGAACCTTACCGTTTTCTAATCGGTTAGCCCATACAAAAGAATTGCCGCAAATAAGTTTATAACCAATAACGCTTTCAATAAACTCAGAAAGAGATTGATATTCGTTTGGTTTTTCTAATAAGCTATTTAATGGGGAATCTGCAATCTCACTTACAGCCTTAACTCTCATTAACTCTGCTTTAGCTAAGTCTTGAGTAGTAGTTGAGTTTTTAGTGAGTGCTGCATATCTTGTAAGGGATTTCTTGTCCTTTACCTTGTAAACGTAAAATGGAACAGTTGATACAGTTTTTGATATACGCTTAATGATGGCATACACCTCACTATTGTTATCGTAATCGTTTACGAATTTTCTTTGATTAAGTTCTGGGTATAAAGTTCTTCCAGCAAGTAATCCTCCAAAATCAGCAAATGGACTGGTAACTTGTATCATTCCATTAGGAGCTTGTGCCTTTTGGTTAAAAGGGTTAATGGCTCCGAATATGTCAGTTAATTTCACGCTATATGATATTTTTACAAAAGTAACAAATTTTTAGCCTATACTACCCAGCCTCTTTTTGGTTTGGCAAATTTTGAGTATATGGCATACCTCATGGCATCCATCAAGTGGTCTCTAAACTTAACTGGTTCATCCAACGTATTGCCATCGTTGTCAGTTTTCCATTTATAATTTTTAAACTCATCCAACAAATCTAACGAATCGCTTTTAACTATCAACGGAAATGACTTTACCTTGTTAATACCAGCAAAAACATCTTTAACGGCACTTTTAAGGCTAAATCCAGCCTTATTAATCTCAGCTATGGTCTTGGGTTCAGCAGCATCAGCGAATATCTCTGTACGCTTGTCAAAGCCAAAAGCCTTTAGCCTATCGATGAGTAGTGAGGTAGACATTTTAGTTTCGTAGATGAGTTGCTCCACAAACATCTCGTTGTCGAAGTGTTTGATTCGCACCAGTGCGGTTTGATTGTTGTAGCCAAAATCCAGTCCATAAAATATTTCCCCTCCTTCTGGGAAGTTTCGTCTGCGTTTCCAATGGGTATAAATAGTTGCTTCTGATATTGCTCGTTCACCTAAACCATAAACTCTCCAATATTCATGGTCGGCATCCTTTAGTCTTTCAATCTCCTCCACCAAAGATTTCTCAAGGAATGGGTTGTCTTTGTAGGTAGTGATGGTAAAGTCGGTATCTTCTCTGGTAATTACCTTGTCGTATATCCAAGAGTAGTAATCCGAAGGGTTATAGTCAATTACAATCTTTTCTGTGGTTCTTAGTGCTAACTGCATCCAAGATTCGTAGTTCACCTCGTTGGCCTCATTAATAAACAGATAGTTTCTTTTACGGCCTCTTATTTTTTGTGGCTGGTCTGTAGAGACAAACTCTACGGTATTGCCTCCTAAGAAGTAAAGATTTTCTGACTTGTTGTGCTTTTCTTCTGAGTATAGGCCATATTTCGACAGAATTTCTATAAAGTCTCTCATTACTGAGCCTTTTATGGATGGCAACGATGAACGGCAGATAGTTAGTGTCTTCCCTTTTTCTTGTAACAATTTTACGATAAACCAGGTCAATACATTGTAGGTTTTGCCAGACCTTGTTCCGCCTTGCATAACAGATATTTTTTTTTGGCTGTTTTGCAGTATCTCGAAAACGATGTTTGTAGTTACGTTCATAGGGCATTAGGAAAAAATTAAAAAATTGGCTTGGTAAAAACGAAGTTAATACTTTTTGGTTTTATTGAGGGTAGGCCCTAATGTGACTTATATCGAACAAACATAAGTCAAAAAGTGCCTTTTATGACACATTATGCATGAAATATCAGAAAAATTCATGCAACTTATTATAATTTAGGTACAACAACAGTTTATAATGTTCGTGAACACTATCAAAACTTGAACAGTTTACATTTTTTGATAATAGAGTAGTATTACTACCGACTTTGTCACAATTTTTCAAATATTTGTGACATAAAGTTTACCAATAGAAAACTTTATCAATCAATAAACCTTGATTTATCAATCATTACTCTTCAAACTCATCTTGGTCGTTCATATCTAACAACTCACCCTTATCATGGTCATATAATGGAATCTCTGGTATCTCGGAAGCCAATGTGGCTGGAACAGTAAAGCTGTTATCTTTCTGAGTATCGAAATTTATTATATTCTCATCTCCATCGAGCTGCTTCTGCAAGTTAGGTAATTCTGATGGCTTCACTACGTTAACCGTAATCTGCTTCACCACATCTCCTTCATGAGCCACCTCAGTCTTTTCAATGTAACCTCTTCTCTTGCCCTTGGTCTTTAGCAAGAACATCGTAGCTAAAGTATCACCCTTAGTAATCCTCTCCATCAACTTATGCTCACCCCAGTCCAACATAATCTCCTCTGGCTCTATTTCAGCCAATGCCTTCTTAAACTCATTATCATTCTTCATCCAATTCTGATACATAGTCCTACTAATCCCACACGCTTGACAAGCAATGGTAATATTTCCAAAATTCTCCCTATAAGCAATGATAAATGCTTCTTTCGTTATGTCCTTAAACTCTGCGTTCATATTATCGGTTTTTGGTTGGCGTTCTAATAGATACAATACTCACTACCTTATCTACCTTGATGTTGTTAAATCCAAGCCAGTTACCACACTTCCTACACTCAAACTGCACCTCCCTAATCTGACTGCTCCAAACATACTCCTCCTGGACAACACCACATTTGCACTTATAGTTTCTCTTTGCACAAGTATCTTTCATATCATCTATTTGAAGTCAAGGTAGGACTCGAACCTACAGTTACCCATTAACCGAATCACGCCACTAAGGTAGGTGCCACCACTTTCGGCCACTTGACTATTTTGCAGTTAGGGCAGGAATCGAACCTGCATATACCAGAGTTTTATTCGCAAAGTCCAAAACCTTCGCCTGATAGCAATATCCATTCTGCCACCTAACTATGTGCTTATTTTAAATAAAAGTCGTTCTTAGTCACCCAACGACTATATTAAGTCAAAGCTACAACAATAATACCAAATATTATAACAAATATTAAAATTGGTGAAAACAATGTTTTATATCAAAAATGTGAAGGGCACATTGGCGTTGTAACATTGATTACACGAAAAAAGTGGGTAGGGGGTATAGTGGTATAAATTAACATATATAACACACTGATATTCAATAACACAATTGTCTTATAATTAGCATTATGTTAAATAGGTAGGTTATTTAGGTGGGTTATTTACTTTATTTATGAATACAATTAGTTCGTGTCCCATTTACGGAACATAAGACCGACCTACAAAATGAATAGCTAACACAAATTAGGAATTAATAGCTAACACGAATTTAATACCATTGGTAAAGTAGTCCCTATTTATTATAATATACATTATTTATTTTATTATTTATTATATATTATATAATAC